CAATGGAAACAGAAGGCCGTGACTGGGCAGAAGAGATGCACCGTAAAGATCCAAAGGCTGGCTGGAAAGCACGTCTTCGTTTTTACTGCAACGTTCTTGTCGATGACGGAATTGAAGACCCATATGTCGCAATCTGGTCTATGGGTATTAGCAAGCAGTCTGCTTTCAACACAATTCGTGAGTATGCTCTAGAAACTGGAAGCATTTCGAACCTAAGCTGGAAGCTAAAGCGCAGTGGTCAAGGAACAGAAACAACCTACACGTTGTTCCCGTCTGGACCAGACACAGAGCCGTATAGTTGGGGTGGCGTTGAGGCATTCCCACTAGAGCTAGCTCTTAGAAATATTCCATATTCGGAGCAGGAAGCTTTCTATCTAGGCTTTGACACTCCATCATTAACATCAGCTACCAATATTGACTGGTAGTAGGTAATAATACATGGGGTATGTTGGCTTACACGTTCACACGCACTACTCGCTTTTTGATGGAATTGCAACTCCTCAAGAGTACGTAGATCGTGCTTCAGAACTAGGGATGCCTGCCATTGCAATCACTGACCACGGTTCTTTGTCTGGACACAGAGAAATGTATCGTGCTGCAAAAGAAAAAGGTATCAAGCCAATACTTGGCGTAGAAGGATATATAACGGAGGATCGTTTTGACCGTCGTGATAAAGACGAAAGAACAGGGCCATTAGACCTTGTTTATAACCACCTTGTCCTTCTTGCCAAGAACCCCAAAGGTTTAGAAAACCTAAATAGACTAAATGAAATTGCTTGGACTGAGGGATTTTTTAAGAAGCCAAGAATTGATTGGAAAGTCTTAGAGCAATATAAAGAAGGCATAATTGTTACCTCTGGGTGCCTTAGCGGTGTCTTGGCTAAAGCAATTGAGGCTGGAGATTTAGCCTTTGCAAAAACACATATTAAGTGGTGTAAGGATACTTTTGGTGATGACTATTACCTAGAGGTAATGCCACACAACCCACCAGAGATGAATAAGACAATTCTTGAGCTTGCCGATGAGTTTAAGATTAAGCCTGTAGTAACTCCAGACTGCCACCACTCAGATCCAGGGCAGAAAGAAATTCAAGAACTAAAGCTTATTCTTAATACTTATTCTAATAAGGTTGAAAAAGATGCAACCTATGAAAAGTCTAAAAAGTTTAACAATTTGATGGACCGCCTAGATTACCTTTATGGTGCAGACAGGCAGATGAGCTTTAACAACTTTGAGATTCATTTACTTTCTTATGAGGAAATGAGAAGTGCCATGGAGGCTCAGGGTATTGACAGAGACGACATGTATGAAAACACTCTTGAAATAACAAACAAGATTGAAGAGTATGACATTAAAGACCACATGAACCTATTGCCAGTTCAGTACAAAGACCCAGATAAAGAATTAAAGACTTTGGCTATTGAAGGACTAAAAGCCAGAGGGCTAGATGGCAATGCCGAATATCTAGATAGGCTTGAAGAAGAGCTTAAGGTAATTAAAGATAAAAACTTTGGACCATACTTTCTTGTTGTGCGCTCTATGATTGCATGGGCAAAGAAGGAAGACATCATGGTTGGTCCAGGACGAGGATCGTCTGCGGGATCTTTGCTTTGTTACTCTCTGGGCATTACAGACATTGACCCAATTAAGCATGGCCTTCTGTTCTTCCGATTTATTAATCCAGAACGTAATGACTTCCCAGATATTGATACAGACATCCAGGATAACCGTCGTGAAGAAGTTAAAGATTATCTTGTTCGTCAATATCGTCACGTTGCATCTATTGCAACATTCTTATCTTTTAAGGATAAGGGTGTAGTAAGAGACATTGCACGTGTACTAAATATTCCTTTGCCAGACGTAAACAAGGTTATGAAACTTGTAGACACTTGGGATGAATACTGTAGCTCAAAGTCTACTGCGGAGTTCCGTGAGAAGTATCCAGAGATTGAAAAGTATGGAGAGCAACTACGTGGACGAATTCGTGGTACTGGTATTCATGCTGCTGGAGTTGTAACCTCTAAAGAACCAATCTTTAGGTATGCGCCAATGGAAACCAGATCATCTCCTGGCTCTGACGAAAGAATTCCAGTAGTTGCAGTTGACATGGCTGAGGCCGAAAGAATTGGATTAATTAAGATTGATGCTTTGGGTCTAAAAACTTTGAGTGTGCTACAGGACACCCTAAAGATTATTGAACATAGAAATGGAAAAAAGATTGATCTCCTATCTATCCCAATGGAAGATTTAAAAGTTTACGAAATGCTCTCTTCTGGATACACCAAAGGAGTTTTCCAATGTGAAGCTACGCCATACACAAACTTGCTGGTAAAAATGGGTGTCAAAAACTTTAATGAGCTAGCAGCTTCCAATGCGTTGGTTCGTCCAGGCGCTATGAATACAATTGGTAAAGACTATATTGCTCGTAAGCATGGAAAACAAAATATTTCTTATCACCACCAAGTTATGAAAAAGTTTACAGAAGATACTTACGGATGTATCCTTTATCAGGAACAAGTTATGCAAGCTTGTACAGAGCTCGGTGGAATGACCATGGCAGAAGCAGACCAAGTTCGTAAGATCATTGGTAAGAAGAAAGACGCCAAAGAGTTTGATAAGTTTAAGGATAAGTTCATAGACGGATCATCTAAGTTTATGGCACCCAACTTGGCAAGAGATCTTTGGCACGACTTTGAAGCCCACGCAGGGTACTCGTTCAACAAGTCTCACGCTGTAGCCTACTCAACCCTGTCTTATTGGACAGCATGGTTAAAGTTCTATCACCCACTAGAATTTATGTATTCCTTGCTTAAGAATGAAAAAGATAAAGATACCAGAACAGAATACTTGATTGAGGCAAAGCGTATGGGGATTGCCGTAAAGCTACCGCACGTAAACGACTCCGACGCTGACTTTAAAATTGAGGGCAAGGGAATTCGTTTTGGACTAACCGCTATCAAGTACATCTCCGATAACATTGCTTCTAAGTATATTGCTCAGAGACCATTCAAAAACTATAAGCATCTAGAAGAATTTACCCATACAAAAGGAAGTGGTGTCAACAGCAGGTCCTTGCAGGCCTTGCGTGTAATTGGTGCTGCAACCTTTGAAGATAACTCTAGAAACGAAGAAGAAATTAAAGAAAATCTTTATGAGTTTCTGAATCTTCCAGAGTTTAATATCACAGTGCCATCTCACTATTACGCTTTCATCAATCCTGTAGAAGAGTTTGAAGAAAAGGGTGCGTTTGTTTTGATGGGAATGGTAAAATCAATTAAGCGTGGAAAAGGCTGGTCACGAGTAGAAGTACTAGATAAAACTGGAAGCGTAGGAATATTTGATGAAGAGCAAACAGTTATTGAGGCTGGCAGGAGTTACCTTCTTCTATGTGATAACAATAGGATTGTTACTGCCATTCCCGTGGATGAAATAAAACAATCTAGTAATGCCTTAGTAAAGTTTTTGGGGTATAAGCAATTGCCCTACAAAGATGAAGAAATGTTTGTAGTTTCTTTTAAGCCAAGGATAACTAAGGCTGGTAAAAAGATGGCTTCCCTTACCCTTGCAGATAGTTCTAGAAACCTACACTCAGTAACCGTTTTCCCAACAACCTTTCCAAAAGCATACATGAAGATCCAAGAGGGTTCATCATACGACTTTTCGTTTGGAAAAACAAAAGACGGAACAATAATTATGGAGGATGTAAATGATATATAACTCATTAGATAATTTGGCAAAAGATATTCACACTACGGCAGTAGAAAAAGGATTTTGGCCAGACAAGGTGGATGATATTTTTATTGCCAAACAGATGATGATGATTGTATCAGAAGTGGTAGAGGCGATGGAGGCTATTCGCAAGAATAAGGGAAAGCAAGAAGTTGCTGATGAAATGGCAGACATTATAATCAGAACACTTGACTTATACCAAGGATTGGTGGATAATGGATATGTCGACCAAGAGCTACAGGTAGCTCTAAACAATAAGACTAGTTTTAACAAGTCACGACCAGAAAGACATGGAGTAAAGTTTTAATGACAACTATAGAAGAAGCGTTTGCACTGTTAGATCCAAAGATTAGAAAAAGAATTGCCTCTGGGGTAGGAGTTAAAACAGAACTACAGCCTACGCCAAGCGTTGGCCTTAATAGAGCACTGGGCGGTGGCTTTCCATATGGAAGACAGGTTCTTCTTTGGGGAAGCAAGTCTAGTGCAAAGTCTTCGCTCTGCTTGCAAACGATTGCTATGGCACAGAAAGAGGGAAAGCTTTGTGCTTGGGTAGATGCAGAAATGTCCTATGATGAAGATTGGGCAAAAAAGCTTGGGGTAGACACATCTAAACTTATATACTCTGAGGCCAGAAGTGTAAACGACATGGTAGATGTTGGTGTTGCACTTCTTCATGCAGGGGTAGATATTATTGTAATCGATAGTATTAGCTCTCTTCTCCCAGCCGTATACTTTGAAAAAGATTCTGATGAGCTAAAGGCTTTGGACCAGACCAAGCAAATTGGGGCAGAGTCTAAAGACTTAAAACACGCTTGGTTAATGCTAAACTATGCAAATAATCGTGAAAAGCCTGCTCTAATTATTGCAATTTCTCAAGCAAGAAATAACATTACCGCAATGTATACCCAGTCAGTGCCAACTGGTGGTCTAACCACTCAGTTTATGTCTTCAACTATCGTTAAGTTGTTTTCTTCAAGCTCTGACTCTAAAGCTATAAAGGGCAAGATCAAGGTTGGAGACAAGCTAATTGAACAAAAGCTTGGCAGAAGGGTTCTATGGGAAGTCCAGAACTCAAAAACCTCTGCCCCAGGAGATACTGGAGAATATGACTTCTACTTCAGAGGCGACACAATCGGCATAGACGGGATTGGGGACCTAGTGGACACTGCAGAGATGTTAGGGGTTGTAGAGCGCTCAGGGGCCTGGTACATCCTCCCAGACGGGTCTAAGGTCCAGGGTAGAGATGGTTTCGTAAATAAGGTCAAAGAAGACAAAGACCTTGAAGCCTCTATTAGAAGCAAGCTAGATGTCTAAATATATAGTTATTAGCGGTAAATTCCCTTGTCATACTTGCAAGAAAGAGGTAACGTCTTTGCGTTGCTATGGAGAAGATCAGCTACTTAGCTGGATGTGTGAAGACAAACACCTAACAAACGTAAGCTTAAAGTCAAAACGAAAGAAGGATTATGAGCGAGAAAAGTGAAAGCAAAAGGCTTGGAGCTAAGCAGCACAAGAATTCTGGCAGGGGGCTTCACAAGGGCGACGCTTCTTGGGAAAACTTTACCGTTGACTTTAAGGAAGTTGGCAAGTCGTTTACCCTAAACAAAGATGTCTGGGCAAAGGCAACTACGGATGCGATTAAGAATAACAACGATCCAGCAATCGTAGTCGTACTAGGAGAGTCTGGAATGAAAACAAGATTAGCAATTATAGAATTATCAATACTAGAAGAACTGACAGGAAAATAAAAAATGAAAATACTACTACTAGATATAGAAACAACACCAATGCAGGTCTATGCGTGGGGCCTTTGGGACCAGAACATCAGCATTGATCAAATCATCAAGAGCACAGAGATGCTATGCTTTGGTGCAAGGTGGCTAGATGGAAAGAAGGTAATCTTTAAATCCGTTCACCACGATGGCAAGAAAGAAATGCTAAAAGAGTTGCACAAGCTAATGGACGAGGCAGACTTGTTAGTTGGCTGGAACTCTGCAGCTTTTGACCACAAGCATATTAATCGAGAGTTCTTAGAGAATAAGATGGCACCGCCATCACCTACAAAAGACCTAGATCTTATGAGCATCACAAAGGCTAACTTCTTGTTCCCATCGAACAAGCTAGACTATGTGGCACAAAAGCTAGACGTTGGTGCCAAGGTAAAGCACTCTGGATTTAAGCTATGGATTCGCTGTATGGAAGGCGATAAAAAAGCTTGGAAAGAGATGAAAGAATACCAGATTCAGGATGTGAATCTTCTGGTAGATCTATACCAAGAGCTGCTTCCTTGGTTTGTTGGCAAGGCAAGTGCAACAACAAAAGAAAAGATAGCTATCTCTGGGTATGACAGGGAATCTGAGGTATAATATTATTATGGAACAACAGCAAACAACTATCGATTCAATTAACGGACTATCTGAAATTGCAGAGTATATGCAGGATGAGGAGCTAAACACAGCTCTTACCTTTATTGCCAAGGTAATTATTAAGCCAGATATCCCTATTAACGTAGTGACAATAGAGATTGTAAGATTACAGGCTATTGCCGCTAAGATGGCATTCAAGGCTACTTGGATGGCTAACGTAGATAAGTCAGATCGTGGCAAGAAAAATCTATACTATACTGCTGCAGAAGCAATCAACAACCTTGTCTCTGCCTTGAAATATATCGCTAGATAGTGTATACTAGAGGTATATAGAAAGACTTTAAACAATGACAAAAAGCTTGCTGCAACAAATAATGATAAAGACAGAACAAAAGATTGCCTCTAGGCCTTCTTTTCTAGACCAGGCAGCACTTATTGAAAAGATTAAGTCTGGCTATATTGTCAATCGTGTAGATAAGTTTACTACAAAAACTAGCTTTGCCCCATCAACTATCGCATACTCTCACGGGGAATGTCCTAGATACTGGTATCTTGCCTTTAGTGGTGCCATGTTTACAGACAATGCAGATGCATATGGCGGAGCAAACATGACTGCGGGAACAAAGTCACACGAAAGAATCCAGAAAGCTATGGGCGATGCTGGCATTCTTAAGGATTCAGAATTTAAGATAACATCATCAGATCCACCAATCTTTGGTTATGGAGACGTTGTGCTAGATTGGGATGGTCAAGATCTTCTTGGAGAGATTAAGACTATGCCCAACGAAGGCTTTGAATATAGGAAAATTGCAGGAAAACCTAAGTCTGGCCATCTAATACAGCTACTTATTTATATGAAAATTTTAAACAAAAGTAAAGCTGTAATGATTTATGAAAATAAAAACAATCATGAACTTTTGATTTTTCCTGTAGAACTAAATGAGTATTCTTTTAAGTGGGTAGAGAACGCTTTTGAATGGATGAGAACAGTTAGAAAGGCTTGGGAAGATAAAGCCCTGCCAGAGAAAAACTATAGGTCCAATTCAAAAATTTGCAAGACTTGTCCGATTCGGGCAACTTGTGATGTAGCGGGTACTGGGGAGATAAAGATTAAATCCTTGGAGCCGCTAGATGAAGCATTGTCAATGGTGTGACCTAGGTTTTGAAACCAAGGTTTCTTATCAAATATATTGTTCTGCAGAGTGTAGAGATTTAGCTACAAAACAAAAAATTGCAGAGAGGTATCAGCTTTCTAGAATTAGTCGCAGAACTGGCAAGCCCAGGAAGTGCAAGAAGTGTGAGCAAAATTTGTCAATCTACAATGACGATCCAATCTGTAGCAAGTGTTTAATTAATCCAATAGACATATCTATTGCTTTAAAGGACATAAAAAGGTTGTCTAATGGTAAATCTTAATCTATTAAAAGACCTACCCAAAAACATTTGTGCTATTGATGCCAGCACAAACAACCTAGCCTTTGCTATTTTTAACGACAAGTCCCTAGTCGCTTTTGGAAAGATTAGCTTTAAAGGATTAGATACCTACTCTAAGGTTGGAGATGCTGCAAGAAAGTCATTGGCCTTTTTTGAAAAGTTTGACATTGATGCAATTGTTATTGAGCACACCGTTTTTATGAACAGCCCCAAGACTGCTGCAGACCTTGCTCTTGTTCAGGGTGGCCTTTTGGGGGCAGCAAGAATTGTGGGCATCAAGAAGTTTGGCTCTGTGAGTCCAATTACTTGGCAAAACTTTATAGGAAATAAAAAACTAACTACCCCAGAAAAACTAGAGGTAGCTAAGAATAATCCAAACAAAGCTCCTTCCACACTCAAAACAATTGAGAGAGAGTTTCGCAAACAAAGAACTATTAAGTTTGTGAACACCTACTACGACAAAAAGATAGATGACAACGATGTTGCTGATGCAGTAGCAATTGGGCACTATGCTGTGAATAATCCAGGAAAGATTGGTTTGTAAAAATGGCAGCGAAGCTGTATACTAGTGAAGCATGGCTTAAAAAAAGATATTGGCTGGACAAAAAAAGTCCAGAAGATATTGCAAAAGAATGTGGAACAAGCGTAGAAACTATATATGTTTACCTAGCAAAATTTGGACTAAGAAAGAGTAGAAGATGAGCATACAAACAGAAAAAGATATTGAGAGAGTTTCAGATCAAGTAAAAGAATTATTAATTTCTAAGAATAGATCTTACGGAGACTCTGCACTACATCCTTCGAGAATATTCTCAAAGACCGACAACGTAGAGCAGCTGCTTGTCCGCATTGACGACAAGCTTTCTCGCATACAGAATGGGCACGACTGGCCAGGGGATAACGAGATTGATGACTTGCTAGGATATCTGATCCTACTAAAGATTGCAAAAGAAAGATCTTCTAGTGAATAAAAGAAGGCTTGCTCCAATTAAGGAAACCAAGTTTGAAAGAATAAAAGAAATGCAGATTGGAACTAGGACCCTTATCTCTGGAGAGATTATTAAAATTGCTGGAGAGTACGGCTCAAGATTTAGGTTTGATAGTCTTGTGACTAATAAAGAAACTGGCTCTCAGTGGGTAGACTGCTTTGAACTTAGCAAGGGAGTGATTTCTGGATGGAGATCGTTTAAATCTGATAGAATTAGACTAATGCCAATAAAAAGGGGTAAAAAGAATGTCGACTGAAGATAACCTAATTGAACACCTAGACAAGGTTAATAAGGTCGTAGAAGAATACCTAAAGGGTAGCGAAGCAACGCAAATATCCAAAGAGCTTGACATACCAAGACAAAAGGTTGTTAGCTATATAAACGAGTGGAAGCAGATGGCTTCTGATAACGCAGCTATTCGTGCAAGAGCCAAAGAGGCTTTGGTTGGCGCAGACACACACTACAACAAACTAATTAATAAAGCTTATGAAGTTATTGATGATGCAACTACAACTGCAAACCTAAGTGCAAAAACTGCTGCTATTAAACTAGTTCTTGACATTGAGGCAAGAAGAATTGACATGCTTCAAAAAGCTGGGTTACTTGAAAACAAAGAGTTGGCAGAAGAAATGCTTGAGATTGAAAGAAAGCAAGATGTTCTTGTGAACATTCTTAAAGACATTGCTTCGGAATACCCACAAATACGAGACGAGATTATGCGCAGGCTATCTGCTGTTTCAAAAAACAAAGAGGTAATTACAATTGTCAGCGATGTTTGATGACTTCTTAGAAGTTTTAAAAGACAGCAACTTTGACGAGACGCCAGTTGATGCAAAAACATTTGTAGAAGGCGAAGACTATCTTGCTCAACCACCACTGTCAGATGTTCAATACGATATTGTCGAAGCTATGAGTCAAATTTATAAACTAGAAGATTTAATTAATTTAATGGGACAGGAAGAGGGTACAAAATATTACAAAAAGTATACAAAAAATGAGGTTATTCTTCAGCTTGGTAAAGGATCTGGCAAGGATTTTACGTCTACTGTTGCGTGTTCTTACATCGTATACAAGCTCCTTTGTCTTAAGGACCCAGCGAGATACTTTGGAAAGCCAGCTGGCGATGCGATTGATATCATTAACGTGGCGATTAACGCTCAGCAAGCTAAGAATGTTTTCTTTAAGGGTTTCAAAAATAAAATAGAGAGATCTCCTTGGTTTGCTGGAAAGTTTTACGCAAAGGCTGAGTCAATTGAATTTGATAAAGCTATCACGGTTTACTCTGGACATTCAGAGCGTGAATCTCATGAGGGTCTTAACCTTATCTTGGCAGTCCTAGATGAGATATCTGGATTTGCACAAGAAATTGGTGGCGGTAATGATCAAGGCAAAACCGCCGATAACATTTATAAAGCGTTCCGTGCATCTGTAGATTCTCGATTCCCAGATCTTGGAAAAGTAGCGTTGCTATCATTCCCACGTTTTCCAGGGGACTTTATTTCTCAAAGATACGACTCAGTGATTGCAGAAAAAGAAAGCATTGCCAAAACTCATACCTTTATAATGAACCCAGACTTGCCAGAAAATGCTGAGGGCAACTCTCTAAAAATTGATTGGGATGAGGACATTATTATCTCATACAAATATCCAGGGGTGTTTGCACTAAAGAGACCAACTTGGGTTGTCAATCCAACCAGAACTATTGACGACTTTAAATTAGCCTTCTACACAGACATTGGCGATGCAATGCAGAGATTTGCATGTGTTCCCACCTTCGCATCTGACGCATTTTTTAAACAGCGTGAGAAGGTTAGAGCCTGCATGACAATTAGAAATCCAATTGATTCCTCAAAAAGATTTGACGAAGCATTCAAACCAGATCCAGAGAAAAAATATTTTGTTCATGCCGACCTTGCACAAAAGCATGACAAGTGTGCGGTAGCAATTGCTCACGTAGAAAAATGGGTATCTGTTCAAGTCATGAAAGATTATGAGCAGGTTGTTCCAATGGTTATTGTAGATGCTGTTGTCTACTGGGAACCAAGAGTTGAAGGCCCCGTAAACCTTTCTGAAGTAAAGCAATGGATTCAAAACTTACGTAGACAGGGATTCGATCTAGGAATGGTTAGCTTTGACCGTTGGCAATCTTTTGATATACAGAACGAGCTAAAGTCCGTTGGTATTAAAACTGAAACGGTATCTGTAGCAAAGAAACATTACGAAGATATGGCAATGCTTATGTACGAAGAAAGACTAGCCATGCCAGCAATTGAGCTACTTTTTGAGGAGCTAACAGAATTAAAGATTATGAAAAACAATAGGGTAGACCACCCAAGGAAAAGCTCCAAGGACTTAGCTGACGCTGTTTGTGGCGCAATCTTTGGTGCAATATCGCATACGCCAAGGGATCAAAATCTTGAAGTAGATATCCACACCTTCAGAGATAGGCCCAAGACTCAGCTTGACACTGGTAAGGACAATGTGATACAATATAAGCCTATCCCGAAAGACATCAAAGACTATCTGGATAGTTTCGAAATAATCTAAAATAAGGAGATCCAAAAATATGACTTCGTTCAAGAAGCCACTAATTGCTATTGCTTCTGCAGTAGCCCTAGTAGGAACTATGCTAATTGCTGGTCCTGCCATTGCATCATCTGCTACACTAACGGTTGCTGGATCGTCTCCAGCCTCTGCAGGAACCTCATCTGCAAGTGCAATTGCACTCCCCGTCCCATCCGACAATGACGTAAGCTCTGCTGACGCACTTCGCATTTCCCTGTCTGGCGTAACTGCTGGCAGCAATGTTGTTGTGACTGCTACCAATGCAAAGATTGTCACAGCTGTTACTTCTGGTTCTACCACCGTAAAGGTCGACTCTGGAGTGTCTACAGCAACAATCGCAACTGGCACAGGAACAACTGCTGATGTTTATGTTTACACAACTACTACCGAAACTGGAACTGTTGTAGTTACTGCAAACAGTAACACAACAACGTACTACGTTAAGGGCACTGCAGGTGCTGCGTACAACCTAGTTGTTGCTGCTCCATCTGTTGCTAACCTAGGTGCTGCAGTAGAACTAACTGCAACTGTAACTGACGTGTTTGGTAATGCTGTAACTAACGCTAGCATTTCTTCCGCAGTAATTCGTGGTACAGTTGGTTCATTCTCATACGATGCAACTGACAAGCGTTACGAGGCAACTCTAACCGCTCCTGCAACTGCAGGCACAACGGTAATTGCTAACACAATTACTGCATCTGCTGTAACAGGTCTTGCAAAGCCAGCTACTGAGGTTGTTTCAAACATCTCTGTTGCAGACCTTGCTGGTCAGGTTGCTGTACTTCAGGCATCCGTTGCAGCTCTAAAAGCTGATCACAACGCACTGGCAAAAAAGTACAACAAGCTAGTAAAGAAGAGCAAGAGAGTTGCTCTAAAGTAATTTGAATAACGTTGGAAAGGGGGGCTAAAATCCCCCCTTTTCTATTTTTAAAAACTCTCATGTAAAGCTTTAAGGAGTGTTTTGTATTTTTAAAAACACTGTGCTATAATTGATCTCTAATCCCAACTCTCGAAAGGTAACATTTTATGTCCGATTTTTTCTCCTTCAGACTTCCAGTAGATTTTGTTGAAAAATACACTACTGTAGAGGCACCATTTGGTTTCAAAGACGCAGGAGAAAACTCCATTGGAGAAATTACTTTTGCTAGAACTTACTCTCGCATCAAAGAAGATGGAACTAAAGAACGCTGGTATGAAGTTTGTAGGAGAGTTATCGAGGGTATGTATTCTGTCCAGAAAAATCATGCAAAAGACAACCGCCTTCCATGGAATGATTACAAGGCACAGAAGTCTGCACAAGAAGCTTTTGACCGCATGTTCAATCTAAAGTGGACCCCTCCAGGACGTGGCATGTGGACTTTTGGAACCCCACTAACAATGGAGAAGAGAAACTCTGCAGCACTACAGAACTGTGCTGTTGTGTCTACAAAAGATTTGGATAAGAACGACCCAGGAGCTTTGTTTGCTTGGGTAATGGATGCTCTAATGCTCGGCATTGGTGTCGGCTTTGATACCCTTGGACAAGATAAGGCGTTTCCAATTCACGCACCAACTGAGCCAAAGGTGGTCTACGAAATTCCAGACACTCGTGAAGGCTGGGTAGAGGCAACAAGACTACTTCTTAACTCATTCTTAAGACCAAACCAAAACATTCAGGAGCTGGACTACTCTCTTATTAGACCGCTGGGTGCACCAATCAAGGGCTTTGGAGGAACTGCTTCTGGACCAGCACCACTAAAGCAGCTTCACGAACAAATTAGCAAAGTAATTGGAGGACGTGCTGGAGAAACCCTAGACTCTCGTGCAATTGTAGACATCATTAATCTTATTGGAACTTGTGTTGTTTCTGGAAACGTTCGTCGTTCTGCCACATTAGCTTTGGGAGTAGAGGGAGACGACGACTTCTTAAACTTAAAAAATGCAGAAGCCTTCCCAGAGCGTAACAGCTATGACTCAAACAATCCAGGCTGGGCATGGATGAGCAACAACTCTATCTCTGCTACTGTTGGCATGGATTACTCAAAGTATGTAGATCGTATTGTAGATAACGGAGAGCCAGGATTTATTTGGTTGGATGTTGCTCGTAACTACGGACGTTTGGCTGACCAGCCAGACGGTGCAGACTACCGTGTAGTAGGCTTTAATCCGTGTGCAGAACAGCCACTAGAGTCCTATGAGCTCTGCACCCTAGTTGAAGTACATCTAAACCGTCACGAGTCCAAGGAGGACTTCCTACGGACCCTGAAGTTTGCTTACCTATATGGTAAGACCGTTACTTTGTTGCCAACTCACTGGCAACAGACCAACGGTATCATGCAAAGAAACCGTAGAATTGGAACATCCCTAACTGGCATTGCATCATTTGCGGATGAGAATGGTCTTCCAACTGTTCGCAACTGGATGGATGAGGGGTATAACAAGATCCGTTTCTATGACAAGAAGTATTCTGAATGGTTATGTGTTCGTGAATCAATTCGTGTGACTACCGTAAAGCCATCTGGATCAGTATCCTTGCTGTCAGGTGCAACCCCTGGAGTTCACTGGGGACCAGGTGGGGCCTTCTACCTACGTGCCATTCGTTTTGGAAACACAGACCCAATGCTACACCTATTTAGGGCAGCTGGATACAGGTGTGAGGATGATCTGGTATCAGCAAATACTACAGTTGTATACTTCCCAATTAAGTCTGGGCAGAAACGTAGCGAGAAGCAGGTCTCTTTGTTTGAAAAGATGTCTCTTGCTGCAACTGCCCAAGAGTATTGGTCGGACAACGGGGTATCAGTAACCCTATCCTTTGACAAAGAAACAGAAAGGCAGCACGTATCATCTGTTCTTAATATGTATGAGGGCAAGCTAAAGGCTGTATCATTCTTGCCAATGGGCAACAAGGTGTATCCACAGCAACCATACACAGAGATTACAGAAGAAGAGTATGACTACTTTATTGGTCGCATTGCCAAGATTGACTTCTCTGCCATTTATGACGGGGTAGACAATTTAGAAGCACTTGGAGAATCGTACTGTACAACAGACTACTGCGAGATCAAGATTCCAGACAAGAGGGCAAAGTAATGAAACAACTATTACACTTTACTGCAACATGGTGTCAGCCATGCAAACAGATGGAAGTCCCGATTGCAATGCTTGTGTCTTCAAATCTAGATATTAATTATAATAAGATTGATGTGAGCGATGTTTTTGATGAAGCTGTTGAGTATGGAGTTAGAGGTGTTCCAACTTTTATTGCATTAAAAGATGGAATAGAAGTTGCTAGACACACAGGTGTCGCAACAAACGAAAAACTACTTAGCTTATTTGACTAAAAAATAAAATGTTATAATAGTCTTGTTAGAATTAACCCCACTAACAAGGAGAAACAATTAAAAAACCCCTATACTTTGTCATAGCCGTATCCATAGTTTTTGTATCACTACTTTGGCCAGTTGCGGCTAAAGCATCTACGACTGCAGTATGTGATACCCATCAGGTTAACGGTGGAGATCAGGCATTCTTGATGAACCTAAATACCCCACTAGAATTTGGTGGCACTGTATATAATGGTAACGTTTATGTAAGTCCAAAAGGAACAGTTACTTTTGGTCAGGGTGACTACACCTACTGGGACTATCCAGCAACCCCATCAATATCAATTGGTTCTTGGGACTACCACGCTTTTGCTACTGGAACCCACCCTTGGGCAGGACAGAACGACCTGTATGTAAGGTACGGCTCAACATCTACTTCTATTTGCGTTGACTGGAAAGTAATGGTATGGGGTCAGTCTTCTGGAGAACCAATCTACATAAGAATGATTGCAGAAGTAAATCCAGTAAACTATACTTGGACTCCAACTTATCAGGTAAGCTCTAATGCACCAGCTAATGCTAGGTATGGAGTTCGTTATACACAAGGTGGCCCAGTACAGCCTCTAGAAATTCAGACAATTACTACCCCACCTGAGCCAGCTCCTATTGTCCCCCCTGCCCCAGAACCTACCCCAACGCCAGAGCCTACCCCAGAACCTAGTCCAGAACCTAGTCCAGAACCTAGTCCAGAACCTAGTCCAGAACCAACTCCTGAGCCTAGCCCAACTCCAGTAGAGCCAGAACCAACTCCTACTCCTGAGCCATCCCCAGTCGTGCCCGTTGTACCAGAGCCACAGCCCTCCACACCAGTAACCCCAGAACCAGAACCGTCGCTGGAGCCAGAGCCAGAAGAACCGACCACACCACAGCCAGAGGAACCAGTGCAACCAGAAGAGCCAGCCGTAGAACCTGAAGAACCCGTTGAAGAACCATCTCCCATTGAACCCGAACCAATTGAACCTCCTATTATAGAACCTGAAGAAGAGTCTATCACATCTGCGGAAGAATTACCAGAGGAGCTTTCTACTGAAGAATTGATGCAAGTAGATCTAGAGCAGATCATAGCTACAGATCTCTCAGAGGCTCAGGTAGAGGCTCTTATAGAGGCAGCACTTGAGACCTTTGAAACAGCTGAACAGGGCTCAGAGGAGTATGTGCAGGCTCTAGAAGCCCTTTTTGTAGCAGCTCAGGCAGACGACATTGTCTTGGATGAGGCTCTAGCAGCAATTCCGCTTCTTGGAGATGTGCTTGGTGAAGCAGCAGAGCTTGTTAACTTCCTTGGAAATGCTGGGGCAGACATGAGTCCAGAAGTTAGAGAAGACTCAGAAAAAGTAGTAGTTACAGCAATTGTTGCAGTGCAAGCAGCACTATCAGCAATTTCTATAAGCGGTATAGCAACAACAGTAAACATAAGGAGCGGAGCATAACATGTACGAATATCGAGTAAAGCAAGTGCTAAGAGTCGTTGATGGCGACACTATTGACGTTGATCTGGACTTAGGCTTCAACATCTCTTATACCCAGCGAGTTCGTCTAGCAGGTATTGACACCCCAGAATCACGCACAACTGACAAAACAGAAAAAGCTCTAGGGCTAGAGGTCAAAAAGCACTTGAGCGATCTTTTAAAATCCGCAACTCAGACTGTTATTCGCACTGAAAAGCCAGACTCTACTGAAAAGTATGGCCGCATTTTAGGTTGGATATTTTTAGACGGGTCAAGCGAATCAGTTAATTCTGCATTAGTTGCAGAGGGGTATGCGTGGGACTACATGGGAGAAACAAAAGTAAAAGACTTTGAGCTGCTAAAGCAAAGAAGGAAGAAGGAGCAAAATAAATGAAATTTTTAATAGCATTAGTTAAGGACGTCATAGAACAGGCATGGACATTGCTTGGTATGGTCGTGGCTTGGCTTGTCTTGGAAGGTTCTGCAAAGGAACTTACAGGAAATCTAATACTAATTACCCTATTAGTATGGATAGTAACATTTCCGATTTTTCGTTATGAAAAAGAAGATAAATAGTAGAGAGGAAACCCAAAAATGGAACAAGAATATGGAGTAACTGGTGGCTGGGCCACAGTTAAGAATATCATCTTTAGGATTGTAGCAGTATTTGCAGCATCTGGACTTACGGTCCTAGGTGCAGGAGCAGTTGTAGGCATTGACCTAATTTCTGCTGTGCTAATGGCTGGAATTCTGGGGGTAGCTGCGGTAGTTGAGAAACTAGCACGTTCCTACCTAGATGATGGTAAGCTAACTATGGCCGAAATCAACGATGCATTTGCCACAGTTGACAAAAAGTCCAAGTAAATAGCCCTTGACAGTCCCCTCTGGGTAGTGTATAATAAACCTATACAAAACTTAGAGGGGACTTTCCTATGACCTGTATAGCCGCTTTGAAGGCTAACGGTAAGGTGTACATGGCTGGTGATCGTGGTGCATCCACTGAAGACAGCATCATGCATATATCTAAACCTAAGATTAAAATTGTTGGTCCATATCTAATTGGATATGCTGGAACCATGGAAGGGCAAAAGCTTCAGTATAGCTTTGATCCACCCAGACCACATCCAGAAGAAGACCTAGATATTTTTATGCACACAACTTTTCTTAAGTACCTTAAAGAGTTTTATGACGAATGGTGGATTGAAACCTCTAAAGATGCGGAACTAGAAATGCTAGTCTCAATTGGAGATAAGCTATATGAGCACAGCTCTTCAGATATGTCCATGAATGAATTTTCTTCACACTTCTTATCTATTGGATCTGGCTCACCATTTGCAATGGGGTATATGTCAGCAGTGTCTTCTACCAAAATACCACCAGAAAAAATGGTAGAGGGTGCAGTAAAGACTGCAATTAAATTTTCACCAACTTGCTCTGGCACAGTTGACATTCTTTCTACGTAGGAGTATAATATTGGGTATGAATAAAAAAACATTTGATGAATGGCTACAAGAAGGGCTAGACCTTAACTTTTGTGGCCCAGCAATTTGCTATCCACACGATGGGCTGCCACTGACTCTTGAAGAAGAGCAGGAGTTTGATGACGGAAGCGATCCTTGCATTCACATCATAAGACTCTACGAAGATAAAGAAACAAAAGTTGCTGTAGAGGATAACCACTCTCCATCTATCTGGAGAGCAACCAATGCTGGATTTAATTTAGAAGTAAGGAAAGATTGAAATGGCAAAAACAAAGGGCAATAGGAATGACGATCGTCCAAATGGAAAAGCTGCAAAAAAGCATCCAAAAATTTTTGATGCAATTAAGCGTAGACTAGTAGTTAAAAACTAAATACTGAATTCCTTCTTAGCTCAGCGGCAGAGCAGAGAGCTGTTAACTCTAAGGTCCCTGGTTCGATCCCAGGAGAAGGAGCTATTGGTGTGGTCCATACCACTCCCACGGGTATAGGGATAAAAATGGACATCAGTGACTATTGCATAGTGGTAGTGCGTAACCTTGCCAAGGTTAATGTGCGAGTTCGATTCTCGCTAGTCGCTCTGAGAGTATCCTAGCATGACTCATAAGAACCATTCACTGGGTACTCTCTTTAGGCTCTGTAGCTCAGTTGGTTAGAGCGCCTCCCTGTCACGGAGGAGGTCGCCAGTTCAAGTCTGGTCAGAGTCGCAATGCCTCTATAGCTCATCTGGTAGAGCGACGCACTTGTAATGCGTAGGTGACGGGTTCAAGTCCTGTTGGAGGCTCCAATATTTTACTGCTGTCTGTAGTGTATAATAAAAGTATGATCCTTACCAGACCTTTTCCAAACACAGAAATCATTGTAATAAAAGAGTTTGCAAGTGAAGAGGAAAATTCTATTATCTATGAATATCTTTATTCTATGTATCTTGCACAAAAAGAAAAAGATGATTCTTTAAAAAGACTAGATCTTGTAGACAAAAGTTTTGAAACGATTAACAGGTTAGAAAAAAGATACACAGAATTTGCAAAAGAAAACCTGTTTTTTGTTGTAGAGCCCAGCTTTACTACTTTAAAAAATTATGTATATTGGGAAGCTGGAAAAGAAATGGCTCCTCATTATGATAATTTTCATGTAGAACATGCATTTCCAGTAATGTATGGTTGCATATACTATATAAATGATAATTTTAATGGGGGAGAGCTCCACTACCCTGGCTTGGGGGTATCCTATAAGCCAGTAGCTAGGGACATGCTTATTCATCCAGGCACAAAAGAGTATAGCCACGGAGTAAGGGCGGTAGATGAGGGAGTAAGGATTACTGCTTCGTCTTTTATTACCAAAAAAGACATGAGTGATGAAAGATTTACATTTGAGGGCTAGACCGCCCCAATACAAATGATGACAAGCCCTGCCAAAACTTTAAATCTTAATGATATAATAAACCTATGTTCTAATTTGTTAGGACATATAATTAAGGAGATTTATGGCAAAAACACAATACCCGATTGATGGGAAAAAAGGAAAGGCTTGGAAGATTACAAGTCCTTTTGGATGGAGGGTGCATCCTATTGAAAAAATCAAGAAGCATCATAATGGCACGGACCTTTGGGGCAGCAATCCAAAGATCTATTGCGAAGCTTGGCACGACGGCACAGTCGTTTATGCTGGCCCATCAAAGCTAAAGAACGCTGACGGCTCTCTAGGGGGCGTAGGATACTATGTAGACCTACGCTGCAAGGTTAATGGTGTTTGGTACGTTGCTCGCTATGGACACATGGAAGAGGGTTCATTAAAGGTCAAGACTGGTCAAAAGGTTGAGGCTGGAACTATTCTTGGAATCATGGGAAACACTGGCGCATCTGCTGGTCGTCACCTCCACTTCGAGATTGTTGAAGGCAAGGTCCACCGCTGGGATCTAAACGGCAAGGGCTTTGTTAGTCCAATCGAGTTTGTTGAAGCTGTAATGGCTTATGAAAAACTAAGAGACTCTGCTCCAGCTGCAACTCCAGAGGACGGTATTGTTGATGAGACCCCACCAAGCTTTGATGCATCTAGTCTAAAAGCAAAAAAGAAACCAACTGGAAAGCTAGTAAACCCAGTTCCAGGTTTTGGTGGCACAGCTAAGAAAAACCCAACAAAATAATTTATAGGAAAGTGTTCCTCACATAAATTTAATATTTGTGTGGGGGCATTTTTATATTCATAAACAAACATATAAAGCATTTTTTATCTATTAATGTTATAATAAGATGTACGCTGAAAAGCGGTAACAATACACATTCCAAATAATTATGGAAAACTAAGGAGATTTAATATGACAACTTGGATAAGGCCAGTAGATGGCGGTTCAATTTCAGACGGCTTTGAAGGTCACAAGAACAGAGCAAAGCCAGCCCTCAACCCAGGAATAGACTATGCGGTTGGTACTGGTACACCAGTAAAAGCAGTTGCCGATGGAACTGTGACTGGTATTGTTACAACATTCACTGGCTCTGGTGGCATGATGATATTCCTAAGCTTCCCTTCAGGTCACACAGCAGACTACTTACATCTTTCACGTATTGATGTTACGCCAGGACAGGCAGTAAAGCAAGGTCAAGTACTTGGTCTCTCTGGTGGCTCAGGACTGGGCTCAATGACTGGCTACGGAGCACACCTTCACTTCTCTTTCCGTGTTGGCGGTAAACCAACAATGGGTGCTGGAAACATTGACTACGAGGCTTTCCGTGGAGCACCTACAAGTGCTGCACCTGCTGCACCAGCAAAGGCACCAGCTGCACCTGCTAGTGGATCAAGACCTTATCCTGGCAAAGAGCTAAAGCAAGGAGCTCCAGAGGGGCCAGACGTTCTTCACTTACAAAACAAACTAGGCGTAAGCCCCACTGGCCCATTTGGTCCAAAAACTCACGCTGCTGTTGTTGCTTTCCAAAAGAAGCACAAGTTGCTGGCTGACGGTATCGTCGGTCCTCTAACTTGGTCCAAATTAAAATAACCGAGAACGGTACCTGTTGGCTTTAGTAAAATAAAGCAAACTCTAATAAAATAAGGAGAAAAAATGACATGGTATCCAAAAGTATCAGGCATTAAAGACAACGGATTTGGAGGCAGTCGTAACGGACAGCCAATAAACGGTGTAGTGATTCACCACGTTGCAGGAACTAACGGATTGGGATATGTTGCGAATGCTAATACTCGCAACTCTCATCCAACTTATCACATTGCAAACAGCGGGGCTGTGACTGGAATTGTTAATCCAGATCGCAGACCATACTCAACAGGCGGAAGCCCTGACCCTAATGCTGTAACATTTGAGATTGATAACTCATCTGCTGGAGGGGATTGGCCAGTTTCAACTGCTGCATTAGAAGCACTTGTTGACGTAATTGTTTATCACGCCAGTCAGTCGCCTAGGGCTGGAAAAGGCTTTGCTAAGAACGAACCATCAGTTAAACAATCAGAGTTCTTTATAGCTTGGCACTCACAATACAAGGCTACTGCTTGCCCTGGACCTTTCATAATGTCTCAGCTTGACTACATAGTGGATCAGTGCAACAAAAAAGCTTCTGGTGTTGCACCTGCTTCTACTCCAGCTCCAGCAGCAATTCCAACAAAACCAAGACTAACTAATTCTTTAAGAAGAGGGTCGACTGGTGCAAACGTCAGATACCTTCAGACAATTCTTGGAATTAAGTCCGACGGTCAGTTTGGCCCCATTACTGATAGATCGGTTAGGGCATTCCAGGCAGCACAGGGAATCAAAGTTGACGGAATTGTTGGTCCAATTACTTGGTCAAGGTTGTAAACTTTATAACTTTGTGCTAAAATGTAATAGATAAATATGCCTATATACGAGTATGAGTGTTCAGATTGCAAGCAACGCTATACGTTTGATCGGGGAATCAATGATAAAGATCCTGGATATGAATGTAAGGCTTGCAGCCTGAGCCTCACTCGTGTATACTCGTTAGGTGCCGTTACATTTAATGGCAGTGGATTCTATAGAACGGATAGTCGGGCTAAGTAAAATGAAGACCCCAGAAATTATTAATTTTATAAGCATCCAGGACATCTCTGACAACATCTCTTTATATAAGGATATTCTTATTCGGGATGGTGTTTTGGTTTTTAGGGATGCAAATCTTTCCCACGAAGATCACGGAATAGTTAGCAATAATATAAATAACCATTTTGGTATATATGACGAGGGAGATTTTGATGGATATCTAGAAAATCATTCTAAAACCAGTAAAAATAGTTATAAAAAATTCGGTCCAGATGACATAATGTTGCCTTGGCATATAGAGAATCCAACCTACAGTAACCCAATTGTTCTTGGAGCATGGAACATGCATAAATTTAAAACAAACGAAGAAAATGGCAAAACATATTTTGTAAATAGTAAATTACTATATAAAGAAATGCCAGACAGATTTAAAGACTTTATTGGTAAGTGTGTAATATACGATGACGTAGCCAGTCGAGGAGAAAAACAAACACATAAAGTGATTCACAGCCACTGGCTAACTAGCGAGCCAGTAATCAGAACAAGTTTTGTTTATTCAGAAAACAATCAAATCCTTTATTCTGTAGATGGAGAGGTCCCTTCTGTAAATGACCTCATCATCTATGACGAGGCCATGACTTGGATACGTAATCAGCTTTATGATAATCTAGACATAAGAATTGTTCATAAGTGGAAGCAGGGAGATCTAGTTATTCCAGATATGTTTGTCATGTATCATGCCGTTACTGGAGGATTTACCCCAGACGAAAGAGAGTTTGTTGGCATTTGGAGTCGTAGAGACAAAAAAAATGTGGAGGTACAGAGTGATAGGTGAAACCAAAGAGGCAAAAAAAGAATATCAACTTAATGCATCAGACCGTTGCGACTCTTGTGGAGCACAAGCCTATATCTGGGCTAATGGTTTAAACGGAGACTTAATGTTTTGTGCACATCACTATGAAGGAATTATGGCAAATGCTGTGGGGTATGACGGGATGATGAAATTTGCAATAGAAGTTGTTGACGAGCGTGAAAAACTTATTGAAAATAGATTGAAAGTAGATGAGTAGCCATGGACTATCTTTTGGGATTTTTAGTGGCAATTGGAATGCTTCTATTTTTTAGGTTTGTGGCTCCCAAAGTAATATCTAAAGACTTTGGCAACAAGGTACGTTATAGCCAAAGCCATATACACGAAATGATAAAATATAACATTCCAGAATCAATGTTTTATCCTATAAAAAGACCTAGCCAATCCTCCCGCCATGAAAAAAGCATTAATCTTAGGGTTCTTTTTATAGAAAAAGAAGCTTATTGGATTAAAGAGAATGCCCTTTTTATTGCGGAACAAGAAGACGGCATCGTACAAGAGGGCACAGCTAGGAGAGTTGACACAATGGGTATGAATAGGGTACAATTAGAGAAGTTAATCTACATCGTAGATACTCTAAACGAAGGAACCGACAATGATCGTGGCTATACAGGGAACAAAGGCTTTTGACCTATACCCTGTATTTTTGCGAGCCATGGGTGTAGCCCTTTCAAATCTACCAGATGAAGATAAAGAGTTTTACATTTATTCTGCAGGGCCTTCACAAATAAATTCTATGTGTTCAGAATTTTCTAATATTTCTGAAAGAGGTCTCAGGGCACGTGGAATTAAGATAAAGATGATAAAGGTACCGCCAAGTTGGATAAAAGAAAACATACATAGCGTTAATTATTTTGCGTTCTTTAGTAAGCCTAAAGAGCCCGTATCAACAATAGTGTCATATGCAGAAAGCAAAGATGCTAAAGTTGGAATTTACCGCTATTAAACAAAAGAGAGAAAAGATCATGGTCATCAAAACAATTGAAGAAATGGAAAAGTTTGTTTCATCAAACAAAAATTTTTCTTGGGACGGTTGGACTGTTTTAAAAACATATAAGTCTGATAAGGCTAGAACATCTTCTAGTGGCGTCTGCATTAGCGGAGACTGGTTTATCCAGGAAAGGTTCGCTCCTGGTATTGATGGCTGGGTTATTCCAGAAAGTATAGTTCCCAATGGGAAGGCATGAGTGGAAAGATGAAGGCTCGTGCAAGGGCTACGACACAAATCTATTCTTTGATAAATATGAAGAAGATATTGCCCTTCGTCCTGCGATTGACAAACTTTGTGCTGGTTGTCCAGTATCAAGGCAGTGCTTTGCTGTCGGAGTTTCTCAAAAAGAATGGGGAGTCTGGGGAGGAATATTTCTTGAAAATGGAAAAATATCTAGAGAATTTGCCAAGCATAGAAGCAAAGAACAATGGGCCGAAACTTGGAAGAGCTTAACGATGGAGGATAACTAATGGAGCTGTGGTCATGGATACTTGCTGCTATTGGTGTATCTGGAATTTATTTTGTTGGCAGAAAAACTATTTGGGGCTGGCTTGTCCTATTATTTAATGAGGCTATTTGGATTGCCTATGCATTGGTTACCGAACAGTATGGCTTTATTGTTTCTGCCGTCGCTTATGCAGCGGTATACATCAGATCTTATCTACACTGGAAAGAGGATTCACATGTACACTGATGCGATGAAAAGGGCATTTCATTCTTTGGCTCACTATGCACCAAAAGGATTTTACCTACAAGTAATTGATAATGAACACTTCATTAGCGTTAAAGCACAAGAAAAAATGTTTATGCTTTTAACTGGAGAAGGAAAGAAGCAAGCTGTAGAGTATATGATCAGAGTTAAAAAGGCACTAGAAGACAACGGTGCAATCGTTTTACTTGTTAGAGAGGGTGGAGAAGAATGATTCTAGATTTTATTGCTTTTCTATTTTTAGTGGTAGTAATCGTTGCTTTAATTATTATTGCAATAAATCTAAAAATAAAGAATAGAAGGCTGGCTGTTGAACTTCTTCAGTCAACCATAGATCACAACATAGCATTAACAATGTTTGCAGAAGAACTTAAAGAAAAACAAAATGTTTCAGTGGAAAAAACTGATGGGTTCTTAAAGTTTATTTCTGAGTCAAGGGATCTTGCCTTTCAATATATAGAAAAGGTACAGGAGTCTGTTGCTAAATTTAAGACTAAGATGGACCCAGAAATAAAATATATGCTTTCCTATGGAGCAGCCGCTGGAGATAATCTTTACCTAAAATCATTTAGGAAAATTGAAAAAGCGTATGCAGAGCTACTTCATGAAGCTCTGCCACCAGAAGAAAATAAAAAGAATTAAGGTTTCTATACAAAAGTATGGGAAAAGTAAAAACAAGGAGAAAAATGAATACAAAAGAAATCAAGGCAATCGCAGACTCGTATCTACGTAACCTGCTAGGTGTAGCCCTAGCACTGATTACCACAACAATGGCAAACTCTGGATTGGCTTCGCCTCTAGACTTTGGCACTGGAGAATGGCTAACTGTAGCCAATGGTTTGTGGGCAGCAGCTGTACCAACAATTCTACGCTATGTAAACAAGCAAGATCCAGCTTTTGGACTAATTGCTGAAGTAGCTACCAAAGAGGTCTCAAAGAAGCTCTCAGAGGCTGCTAAGAAGAAGACAGCAACAAAGAAGAAGTAATTAAACAAAACAAGGAACAGGTCATCTTTTTGGTGGCCTGTTTTTTGTATGATAGAATTGGTTAAGTATGTCTAATTTAAAGGTTGCAATAGTAATGCTGACTTGGCAAAGACTAGAAAGGTTGCCAGAGTCTTTAGAAATGCTGTCTAAGCAAACTAACAATAATTTTTCTTTATATATCTCTAATTCAAACCTTGAGGAGATTTCCAGGGTAGAGGAGTTGGTAACTCCATTTAAACAAAACCTAAGTATTAATCTTACACATGATAGCAATGAGCTATATTCCTTTAGACGGCTCTTCATAGGGAAAGATCTAGCAGAAAAAGGCTTTGAGGTAATCTTGTTTTTAGATGATGACGTAATAATCCCAGAAAACTATGTGGATCAATTGCTAAACCATTTTGAACCAAACTCCTACAAATCAGCTTACGCTTGGAAATTTTTAGAGAATGGTAAAAACTATTACAGAAATCGTGTCAGAATAGATAATGCCAACTCGAAAGTTCATTATTGCGGTACAGCAGTATCTATAATAGATGCCAAAATATTTTTAGAAAATGGACTATTTGCTGTTGATTCAGAAGTACATAAAATAGAAGACCTCTGGATGTCTTACTATGCAGACCATGTTCTTGGATGGAAGCTAGAGTATATTCACATAAACAATCTGTCTATTGGTGGCAATGATAGCGTTGCCCTGAGTAAATTAGTAAAAAGAGACAGAACCAATAAAGCTGTTCTTTTAAGAAAACTAGTTGGTACTGGCTGGAAGATTTAAAAGAATATCTAAGTATTTTTGCTTTAAAGATTCGCTAGAAAACTTTGAATATCCAACATCAAAAGCTGCCTTTTTTGCTTCTGTTTGATCATTAGACATATAATGATCTATCTTGGCTGCAAGCAAAACTGGATCGGCAGAATAGACATCTAGCATAGTCCTTGTCATTAGCTCACCTACCTTGTGAGACGCTACAAGCCAATCTGAGGGCAGAACTTGGTTGTTTGGTGATATATCAGTCATAAAGACTGGCAGGCCGCTCAGGAGCGCCTCATTCATTGGCAGGCATAGTCCAGCATATCTTCTTGGCAAGATCATTGCGTCGTATCCAGAATATAAGTCCTTCTGGTCTTTAACGTTATCAGAAATAATCTTAATTCTATCGTCATTTATGTTGTATTCAAGCTTATCTTGGCATCTAATCTCTAGGGTAAAGTCTTCTTTTGAATATTTCATCATTTCAATTACTGTATCTGTACCGTTTCTATCCATCACAGCAACTTTTCCAGCAATATGCAAAAGCTTCCTTGTTGATCTTGAATTTATTTTCCTGACATCTTCGAATGTTCTATGGTCGGTTGGTGGTGGTAGGTGAATTACACTACAAGATTGACCAAATTTTCTTACAACGTCATCCAGATTCCACTTACTTGGAGATAACAAGATGTCTGGTAGTGCCAGCCTAGGGCTTTGCAAATTATCTAAAAACTCATAGTTATATTGTAATATAGTCTTAACACCACTTTGCTTAGCTAACTTTGGAAAATTTTTATTATAGAAAATTTCACAACTAATGACTACGTCTAGATTTTTTAAGAACTCTAGGGCCACTGAGTCACCAATAAAACCTAGATTAGTCTGGACATTGTAGTTGCTATACCAGTCTGGATTTTGTGTATTTTGATTAAAAGAGCTAGAGTCTATTAGCAATATTTTGCTAGGATTTAGCATGTATGCTAATTCTCTAGTCTGATTCCCCAAGCCAGAATTATCTGATCTAGCAATAAGTCCTATTCTCATAGATCCATTTCTTTGTATAGCTGCTTCAATCCTTTTAGTGTTCCAATGTCCATATACTTGCCACCAGGCCTTACCGCTCTGATGTCGGCACTGTTGGATAACCATTCTTTTAGTTGTTTTCCAGGGTGGTCTAGCGTTGTGTCTAAGTGTTTAATCATGTTTTTACTAAACATCATGGTTCCCCACATGTCTAGGTAATCACAATTTTCTACCTTATCTTCAGACTGGATTACTTTATTGCCAGACAATAATACCTGCCCAACACGACCCTTTAACTCATCTGTGCATTCCCAAACGCCCAAGACTAAGTCGGCATCTGTCTCTTTCATCATTTCTTTATAAATGTTTACTGGTGTATTTATTATGTAGGTATCTGGCATACCAACAAGTATAGTATCGTTATAGTCACCAACCATAAATTTAATTGCATCAGACATTGTGGTAGGTTCACGAACAATTAGCTTAATGTTCATGTCCATATTTTGTACAATAGGAACCCACTCAGGCCTAGTTGATACACGAACTTCATCGCATACTTCTAGCATTTGTTCTACATGCCACTGAAGCAAAGATCTTTCATCCGAAATAGGCAAACAAAATTTTGGTATACCACCAATTCGAGATGCTTTTCCAGATGCTGGTAAGACTCCTATTGTATGCATTAGCTTAAACCATAATTTTTCTTTAGAGTAGCTATATCATTGACTGGCCAGTAGTCTAAAGATTTAGTAGGATCATTAAATGGATACTTATATTCTCCCCAGCCTTCTCTTGTTCTATCCCCACCCCATTTAGACTTAAAGTAATCATGAACACCGTCAATATTTATCTTTAGACCATCTATTGTTGCACCACCATCTACCTGACATGTAACATCAACCTCTGCCGTTGCAGCACTAATTCTCATAACATAACTTATTGGGGTATTAGAGTGTATAAACTGACTACGCCAGGATACTACAAGGTCTGATTCAGTATCTGGCATAGACTGTTCTTCAAGCAGTCTGCACCTATGATCCCAGTCACAATCATCAAAGTTATATGGATAAAAGTTTTCATCAAAATATCCAATTGCACTAACCAGCTTCTTGTTTATTCCACAAAGATGCCATCCGTGTTGTGTTCTAAACATTACACCATTAAATCCTTTAAGCATTTCAATAATGTGTGAAAAGGGCTGATTAAACAACATTGAAGAGGAGACAACAAAAGTCCAATCATGGTTCTTTTTTAATGCGATGTTCCATGCTCTTGCTAGCCCAATATTTTCCGACTGATACTCTACCTGGAACCCGTATTGTTTTTCAAATACTTCGCATTCTCTATTGCCACTATTATCTATAAGCAAAACATTTTTATCTTTTATGGACTCCATGCATTTGTAAATTCTCTCTGTTACTTTATAGATGGGAATACAAATTAAATAATCAATTTTGGTATCTGTTTCCATAAATATACCCCCCTCTTTCGGGGCTTCCTAAAATTTCTAAGCCAAACTGCTTAGCTAATTTCTCAACCATGATTCCAAATTTGCCGTCAAAAGACTTATCAAACTCAAGCACTAAATAATTAATTTTTGCAAGTATTTTTTCGGGGGCATTAATTATAAGATCAAACTCTGCACCCTCAATGTCAATCTTCATAACTTCAACACGCTTAATGTTATTCTCTTTAAACAGCTTTTCCAATGTGATTGCCTGGATCTTTGTTTGCTCAACACCTTCGATTTCAAAAATGCTGCTATTTCCACCACGATTAGTTATTAAAACTTCTTTATTCTCGTGCCAAATTGCTTTATTAATAACGGTAACATTCTCTACTGGATTGTCTTCTATGTTTTTCTGCAAAAGAATTAGGTTATGTGGCTCAGGCTCAATAGCAAAGACCCTGATCTTTCTTTTTCTATCTTTATTAAAGTTGTCAACAAAAAGACTTACGGAGCCAACGTTGGCACCAATATCAACAAAAACAGCATTTTTATTTTTAGCAAAGTGCCATTGATGAATTCTATAAACGTTTTCATTCCAAGTTTCTTCAATAACCTTCCAGTCCAGGTCGTGATCATCGCTTGGATCATGCTCTTCATCTCGCAAATTAAAGACATAGCCGTTAGTTTCTAAAATCATAGGTTTAATTCCTTTAAGATATGCTGCCATCTATTTTTATAGGTGTAGTTGTTTTTGACCATGTCGTGACCAGACCTTCTAATTTCTTCACGTTCTTCTTCGTGCTCTAAATAGTATTCAATTAATTGGTTTAGTTGATCTAAATTATTATACTCATAAAATACTACATGCTTCTTATCTTCAAATTCTTTTTCAAGACCTGGGATATAGGGGTGAATCAAGAAGCCACCACGACCAAGGGTTTCGTAGATCCTGTCGGACCAATAGTCTGGGTAGTCAAAGTTTGGACATAGAGTATCTCCAACTACAATCTTAGTAGAAGCATACAAGTTGTTTAGCTCTTGTCCTCTTACAACCCCAAGCCCTTCTTTTCCATATAAATTAAACCTTGCTCCATATGTCTGACTTAAAAAATTAATAAGCTTTGGTCTATAAGGCCACTCTGCATGATAAGTTTTACTTCCAACAAAAATAATTTCTTCTTTTGGAATAGCTGGTGTGTAAACACACTCTTTATCATATACCCCAGCTGGTAAGTAGTGACCTTTTACGGATGTTCGTGTATTAAACCAATCAGCCATTTTGTTATCTACGGTAAAAAAGTGATCTATAAATTGATACACTGGCTTACGCAACAAATCTCTTTGTCTGTTTAGCCCAAGCCAAAGGTCTAAGTGGTAGGTCATGCTCGGAACGTTATGTTTTTTTAACTCAATCAGCATGTCTTGCATCGTAAGTCTTCCTGGGGTATCCCAGCCATGAGTATGGACCCAAACAAAAAGATCGCTGTTTATTGCATTGTTAAAAATATCTTCAGCGGTTGCTTCGCTTTCTTGCATCCTAACAACCTGATGTCCCATAGACTCTAAAGTTTTTGTGTGATGTGTTTCGGTACTATAGTCTACTCTAAAATTTCCTAAGAATGTTATTTTTGCCATACTATTTCCTATATTAGATGCGAATAGCCTTAGCAAAAACAACTCTAGATGCCATTTTAGATGCTGCAATAATTGCGATAGGAGCAGCAATGCTCAGAACTGTTCCTGCCCACATGCGTGGCTCCAAGTATTCCCATGCCCAAAAGTCGAGGGTATGGAAAGCATTTGCCAAAACAGCAATGCCACCAAACATTAGCATTCCAACAACAGCACCAAGCGTTTTTTCTGGCTTGCCGTCTTCATTCATTCTAGAAGCAAGAACTAGGTATGCAACCAAGAACAATAGGTACATAAGCTCAATAAAGAAAAAGAATAGTCCAGCCATCCAGCTCTGAGAAAGGCCAACAAATTCTGCAACAGCTGTAATACCATTAAAAGAGACAATAGCAGAAGAAATAAAGGCAATCCCAATTCCTATAAGCCATGTCCAAAGAATTATCTTTTGATCAATCTGAATTTTTGGAGCACGTTTTGATTCCTGTAGCTCATAGCGCTGTCTTTTGGTATCTTCTACACGTCTCACAGTAGCCTCTTGACTGTTTGGATTGTTGACTTTATCGGCAAGAACTTGTTGCCTTCTTCTAAATGACATAGGATTACTCATAATGTATTAATTATACCACTAAAGTGTATTAAGGGCAAGGGTTGTTTTGTATGCTATAATATTTATGCCTGCCCAATTGGGGGGCATTAACTCGCTTAACATAAGGAGATGATATAAATGGTTATTACAACACCATTCGGAGGACTTGGTCTAGATATTGACAAGTTCTTTAGCACAACACCAGCAGCAAACACCTATCCACCATACAACGTTGTCAGGATTGACGATGATAAGATCGTGATGGAGTTTGCGGTAGCTGGATTCAAAAAGGACGAGATCAGTATTACTACTGAAAAAAATGTCCTATCTATAAAAGCAGAAAGACCAGACGCTGACGATAAGAAATACCTACACAAAGGTATTGCTGCTCGTAGGTTTGCTCGCTCATTCTCACTGCCAGAATACTATGAAGTTGATTCGGCTGGATTTGAGGACGGTATTCTGTATGTTCATTTGGTAAGAGACATCCCAGAAGAAAAGAAACCAAAATCAATTAAGATTGGTTAAAAACGATGATATCCTTTAGGTAGCTTGATTTTCCTAGGACCGCTACCTTGGGATACAACCTGGGCATGTTGGCAAAAGGCCTACCATAATACCTGTGGTATAATAACTATATGCCATATCATGTTGGAGAAAAGGGATCTTACGGTTGCTCAGGCTACCCTGCCCTTAAAGACGATGGAACCGTAATGGGTTGCCACACTACAGCCGAAGAAGCTGCTAATCAAATTTATGCCATCAACCAGTCTGAGGGAAATATTGAAGCTGGTGTTGGTATTAAAAATCCAGAAGAGTGGCCAGGAACTGCTATAAAGGCAGCAACAGATAAAGACGGCATGGGTTCTGCTATTGGACAGCCAGAGCCAGCATCTAAAAAACCTTCTGCACTAAAAGATCCTAAGAAAAAACCAAAGGCTAGAGTCGGTGGTGTTGGTGGAGATTCTGCTGGTGCAATTGCAACTACAAATGGTGGAACATCTATGGGAACTAAAGCCGATGAAAAGGTTGCTCCTTGCTGGGATGGATACACCCAAAGGGGGATGAAGCCAGGAGACAACGGACGCATGGTTCCTAACTGTATTCCAGTTTCTAAGGCAGAAGCTCGTATTACTGAGGGAGACTTTGTAAGTGCAAGGACCACAGAAGGCATGATCGTTGGTCAAGTAGAGCACGTTATGCGTGAGGGTGGCAGATATGGTGAGCCAGGAAACCCTTACTCTGTTGAGTCTACTCCAGAAAATCCAGCGGTAGCTATTAGAATTTTAGAAGAAGACGATGAAGTCTATCACTACACACCATACTCAATTGGTGCGTTGATGTCAGATGTTGAAAGAATTAACATGCCAAACATTAGTATGGAAGATTATGAGGATGATGATTATGATGAATACATGGACAAAGCTGAAGGCTACTCTCCTCCTGCTGGGGCTAGGTCTGCTGCTCGTAGGGCTATCAAGTTCAAAGAAGATGGCAAGGCCACAGGAGCAGGAACTGCAGTTGGATGGACTAGAGCTAGACAGCTGGCTAATGGAGAGACACTATCGCTAAGCACTGTAAAGCGTATGTACTCTTACTTCTCCCGCCACGAGGTAGACAAAAAAGGCAAGGACTGGGCAAATCGGGCTAATCCTTCTAACGGATATATTATGTGGCTAGCGTGGGGCGGAGATGCAGGATACTCTTGGTCTCGCAGGATCGCTCAAAGAGAAGCAGACAAAGCTTTATTCTCTGACTTTGGAAAAAATTATACCTCAGTCACAAGATTGATTTAGTTTTAATTCATATCTATTAGATATCGAACATTGTCAATAAAACCAGCCCTGACTGCTGCTTTCAACATTTTATGAGAAGACGATCCATACTTTGGTAAATCTGAAAAGTAAACAATGTATTGTGTGTCTGGATTTAAAGATTTAATTAAAGCAGCATTTGCTATAGCTTTTTTAACATTGTCAGTTCTCTTTGCTCCAGGACGCTTCTTCTCTCCCTGCAAGCCACCCTTAGCCTCAACATAAACTTGAGTGCCTCTTTGATCGTAAGCAAAGTCAACCTCACACCCAGTATCCTCAACCATCACATTCTTTTTTATATTGGTTGTTCCAAATCGGGATAAGTCAGCTAAGACTTTAGACTCAAATGCATCGCCAGAACGCTTAGACTCTGCCTGAAAGTTAATCATTTTTCTTCAGACATCCTGTTAATTCCAGCAATGTATCCAGCTTGCCAAGCTTTTATCTCTGGCTCTGAAGGCAGTTCCTGAAGCGTCTCAATATACTCTTGCATATCTACCTTGGCTTTCTTAATGATAGATGCCGTCTGCCTGTCTAGCTTTCGCTTTTCTTGTCTTTCAAATTTACTCATAAATAAATGATACCAAAAAAATAGCGGTATGTCAATCTTCTTGAGAAGCTTCTATAATGTCACAATAACAATACTCTTTATGCTTAATGATATCAAAATAAAGATCTAACTTTAGCACATGCACCTTGCCGCAAACACACTTATATAGCATACTCAATTCTACCAATGTTTTATGAATCTGCTATACTTTTACCATGGACCTAGAAGAAGAGATAAACAACATCTTATTTAATCTTGGCAAAGAGATTAAGATACATAGGGTAGACCAAGAAAATACGCTTATTGAGATTGAGTATGAAAAATACACTATTGAAATCTTGAGAGTATTCATGAAATACCTGTCAGAAGAATGACTTGACATCCCCAGACAAATGCCATATAATATAACATAGCTAAAAAATAGGAGAATAAAAATGAAAAACGTTTATAAGAGTATCGTAGTTGCTGTAGTGTTTGGAAACATTATTGCATTCCCAGTAGTAGCCTATAGCTTTCCATGGGAAACCTATTTAATTGATCCAACTCCCTACTACATTGTGCAGTCAGGCTCTCTTGGATTGCTTATCGCAGCCTGTATCTTTGTCTATGAATGGGCTAGATATTCAGAGAAGCCTTGGCTAAAAAGAGCTACTACACGTAAGCCAAAAATAAGAAATAAAACTAATTAATGTTTATTTTGTATTAATTTGTGGTAAAATAGTAGTACCCCTTTGAGATGGATGTGTCTATCTCAAGGGTTTATAACTTAATAGGGAAACCACCCGCTAACGCTCAACGACCGAGTACTAACTACCAAGGAAAGGTAGGTCGCCAAATGAAAAGAAAAAGGTTCATAGCAATTGGTATGATTGCACTAGTAATGACAACTGGTACTGGAGTAGCTTTTGCAGCTATGCTAGACGCAAGTGAGTCATCGAACAAAGAACTACCAGTAACACAAGTAACAAAGCCAACACCATTAATTGATTCTCCAGTAACAACAGAAGTGGTTCTTTCGGGACCAGTTCGTTCAATTGAAGTTTCATCAGGCCCAGTGCTTAGGTCAGACGCTCCAAAGGTTGGCTCGCATGATTGGATGGCTCAGGTAAAAGCTGCAAAAGATAAGCTCAAGGCTCAGGCTGAGAAAAAGCAAAATGAGCTAGAGTCAAAGATTGCTAGGCTAGAGAAAATTGCTGCCGACACCAAAGCCCTGAATGAGACTCTTGTCTTAGTTAAAAAACAAATTGGCATCACCCCTTGGGTTTTTCAGGGATCTGACACACGCTCCTGGGATTGCTCTGGTCTGGTCAAATGGACTTACGCTCAGCTTGGAATAGACCTGTATCACAGTGCCACATGGCAAAGATATTGGGGTGCAATTGTGACTGAGCCTAAAATTGGAGACCTAGTGTCATTCAATTACCAAAACCATTCAAGTGCCTACCACATTGGAATCTATATAGGCCCTGACGAGATGATTCATGCTGGTGGTAAGCCAGGGGACAGGACTGAGATAATTTCTATAAGCGACTGGGCAAAAGATAACTCTAATAGTGATGTTATTTATACAAGAATAATTGAAACAAATAATTAAATAATGCTATAATAAAATCATGACTACTCACTCTCTAATCACTCTTAGCAGTTCTGCTGCTACCCTTTTAACTCCTAATGGAGTTCACTCTGGAATGGACGTTACCATTCAGAATATTCACGCCTCTGCCTATGTTTATATTGGTGGAGAAGGTGTAACAAGTTCTTCTTATGGATACCGCTTAAGTCCTGGATCAGCTATTTCTTTTGAGCTTCCAGGAACAGATGCCTTATATGCAATCACTAACACAAACAGCTCTCAGGTTGCAGTTATAAAGACTAACCTAGAGGCTGGTCACTAATGGCTAGACTTAGTGGTGGTTCTGGCAATGCTGTTGAGTCAAACGGATCTTGGAACCCTAACTTTACAGATGCTTCAGGAACGCTTGCAGGAATCACTGCTACTGGAAACTACAATCGCATCGGCAACATGGTATTTTTCTGTGTGAGCGTAATATTCAATGGTTATACAAACCTAGGTACTGGCCAGTATCAGTTTGATTTACCATTCCAGCCAAGACAGACCTTTACTTCTCGTGGAGGAACTCTACACAACCCCAATACTGATTCTAGGTATCACATTGCTTCTATCGTAGACATTGTGGCTGAGGGGCCAAATGCAAAAGCAAAGCTTTACTACTCAGGCAGCACTACTGATCTTGCTTGGAAGTACAACACTCCTGTCAGCTGGGCACATAATACCGCCCACTTTGACATGTCTGGTTTCTACGAAATACTGCCTTCTTAAAGGATATTTTATTCTAAGGTATCTTAACCTTTACTTGACATCCATCCCCATATCCTGTACAATATAGGTATGACAAATACTGATGATGGAATCGACGATTATTTTAACAATCATTGGCTTAACAACCAATCCATTAACCCACAAGATCGGGTTTCTATGCATATCCAGAATATTGCCAAGGTAAAGCAAGAAGAGCAAGAACGCATCATTCAATTGCTTGAAGATAATCTTGGTAACATGGACCTAAACGATTTACTAAAACTAATTAAGGAAGAAACAAAATGAATAAGGCAACTATAGCAATTGGAGCAGTTCTGGGTATTCTGACAACTGGAATTGTATTTCATAATGTCAATGCGGACTGTGTTAATGTCTATGTAGACTATGGGACACTTAAAAATAATGAAAAGATTGAAGAGTGTATTGCGGTAAATGGAAAAACTAATGCCTTGGATCTATTGTCTACCGCTGGGTTTACCACAGAAGGAACTGTAGAATACGGCGAAGCAATCCTTTGTAGGTTAAACAATCTTCCAGATGCCACAGCAGAGACTTGCGAGAGTATGCCGCCAGCCGAGTCTTACTGGGGTGTCCTTGTAAAAGAACATCAGGTTGTTCCAGTTCCCCTTGGAATCACTGGGGCATGGGGATGGGCCCAAACAGGCATTGATGGTGTATACTTGAATCCTGGAGATTCGCTAGGGCTAGTCTTTGCAGATAACGGAGAAGTAAGATTTCCATGAAAACAATAACAGATAAGTTTGATGCAATTATTGAATATCAAGACTTTAAGAAGCAAAGCTGGATAGAGGCTACCACGCCCTACCTCCAGGTTGCTTTTAGCCTTCTTGCACTATTTGCATCTAACGATCTGTTGGTTACAATCTGGCGTTCGATGACGGGACACTAATGGTAAACCTAACTCGAATTTATACTAAGACTGGTGATGATGGCACTACCTCTTTGGGGGACATGAGTCGTACATCAAAGAATGATCCAAGACTTGAGGCTTTTGCCACGGTAGACGAAGCCAACTCTGTCATCGGAGTAGCCATTCTACATGTAGTTAACCAAGACGTTAGGAATATCCTTAATCAGATACAGAATGACCTGTTTGATGTAGGAGCAGACTTATGTACACCAGTGATAGATAATCCTCCTGTAGAGCCTCTGAGAGTTACTGAGGGCCAAGTTAGCAACCTTGAGTCCCAGATAGACAGATTCAATGCAGAGCTGGATTCTCTCAGGTCTTTTGTTATTCCTGGAGGAACTGCCTCATCTGCCAACCTGCATGTTGCTAGGACTGTAGCTCGTCGTGCAGAAAGACTTACCTGGAATGCTATTCACCAATTTGGCGAGGGTGTAAGTAAACTAACCGCAAAATATTTAAACAGACTATCAGACCTACTATTTGTATTAGCTAGGTATGAGAATAAGTCCGTAGGAGACGTCTTATGGGTTCCAGGAAAAAATACATTAGGAGAAACAAATGGCTAAAATGGCAAGCCTTCATGCCGAAGGACTAACAGACGAAGATCTAGAATCTGCAGAAATTGCTGAAATTCTAGAAGAGATATTTGTAGACTAATATGGATAAGCAAATCATTAAAGACAGTATAAAGATTGGACTATTGATTGTAGCTATCCTATTTATATTTGTAGTAGCCTTACCTTTTATTGTAAGTGATGAGGCAGATAGGCTAATAATTGAGTATGGCTTAGATCAGTGGGTTCGAGACCTACTTGGAAGATAGAGCTGGATTTACGATAGATCTCTTACCAGCTATTAGCTCTTCGATATCCTGGCAAATGATAGCCCACTCTTCTTCAAAGATTTTTTTAGAACGACCAGGCCCAATGCCAACCTTGCCACCAGAATCAGCTGTTGCCTCTTTAACAGTTTTTTCAACATCAATATTTAAAGTTGTGCACTGATAATGCTTGTGAACATATCCGTCTTTGTCAATTAGGTACTTCTCAAAGTTGCCACCCATCTGGTCTCCATTATAGAACCCCATGTTTAGCCAGTAAGAATAATACTTATCCTTAAACATTGTTTCTGGGTCAAGGCCGCTTTCTTCTATCTTACTTTTTGCAGTCATTTGATGATCTTTGATTGTCAGGTAAAGTTCGTGTGGATCACCATTAGGTTGGTTTAGACCATTGTGTCCTGGCTCTACGTTGAGCTGCTTGCTGACACCGCCACTAGGGATAGAAGAAACCATTTCAGAAAATTGGAAAGTAGTTCCATAAACATCTTTGCCATAGTTTGCGGAATCTAGTCCACAGGTAATTCCTTGAGACCACTTGCCATAGGTGATACCTGGCCCACAGTAATCATTTGTTGGAATAGCAATAATTTGAAAGTATTGGCCACCGTACTTTTCCTGTAGCCATTGCAAAACTTCCATTTGGTTGGCATTTCCGCATCCGACAGTAGTGTTGACCACAATAGCGGCCTTGCCCTTAAACTGCTGTAAAAAGCCTGACTCTCCGTCTGCAGAATTTAGCTCAATATCATAGATAGATTTTAATGTCATTTTGAATGACCTCCTGCTTTAAATTATAGCAGTATTTTCAGGGTATAAGTTAGGCAATTGACAATGGCTCTGAAGTATAGTATAATTGACATAAGAGAAAGATAAAACATGGAAAGCACTAAAAGAAGTTTAGTCAAGACCCTTAGCTGGGAGTTTGTTCACCTTGTTATTATAGCAGGAGTAATCTACATAATCACAGGAGAATGGGAGTATGCCACTCTGGGAGCACTTGTATACATTGCCTGGGAAGCTGTAGCATACTTCATCCACGAGCGTATCTGGTCTAAGTTCGTAAAGATCAAGTAATAGTGGCCAGCAAAAAACGTTCGTTAGCTAAGTCCATAACCTGGAGACTCATAGCTATATTTGTGACATTTGCAGTTGGGTTTGTCATGACTAACAGCTGGGAGTTTGCGGCTTCCCTATCTCTAGTATCAAATCTTATTAACTTTGTACTGTATTACATCCATGAAAGATTTTGGCTTAAGGTTGAGTGGGGAAAATCAAGGGTATCTTAAAAGACCCACTATAATTAGTGTATGGTTTTAACTCAAGAATGTCCTACCTGCCAAAAGACTATGGTACCAATAGTTTATGCACATAGGACGCCAGATCTCCAGAAGATGGAGAATGATGGTGTAATTAAGGTAGCTGGGTGCCAAGCTTATATTGGCTACACCAATGGTCCAACCCTTTTTTGTAATTCATGCAGAGACACTGTTTGGCCAGGCCCCGAGGATGTTGCTTAAATTATGAAAAATGTCTATGAAATTTCAAACTTTCTTTTGCCAGAAGAACTTGAGATGATAGAGCGTGATGCAAATAATAAAGAAATTGATAAGGAAGATGTTGTATTAGGAAGAATTCTTTACATGGTCCCAAACCTTTATGAAATGAATAATGCCATACAAAAAAGAGTGGCCCATCTAGTCGGTAAAGAACTAAACTCAATATTTGGGGTATTTGCAGAATATAACAGTAAATACGGACAGCCGAACCTTCCCCCACATTTTGATGGGGACAATAACAGCCTAATAATTGATTATCAGTATAAATCAAATACTTCGTGGGGGCTTGGCGTAGACACAACAGTATTTGAAATGGAAGATAATAAGGCTATTATATTTAACCCTAATGAATACCCACACTGGAGACCTCATAAAGTTTTTAAAGATGGGGAGTTTATAACAATGATCTTCTTTAGGTTTCCAGACGGAAGCGGAGAGACAGACTACTCTCACAAGAGGCAGTGGCCTAGCGACGAGATCTTCGCAGATATCCGTGAAATAAGAGACAACAGCTAAAGAAATGATACAATATCCTTATGGAAATTAAACGTACCGTACTACCTCCCTATGGAGGGCCAAGAGAAGACTCTGGGGCCAACGGCAGTCTCTGGTCAATGGGTGGCAAAATTATTGGTAGCTCAGGAGCTGAAGATAACAGAGTCGCTGTTCCGATGCTGATTGGCCTTACTGCCTCACAAGCACTAGAAGCACTTGAGAGTGTTGGTTTGATTCCTGGCCCAAGCACAACAACTTTCGGGGCAACTGAGGGTAATGATGGCACGGTAGCTGCACAGGCCGAACTAGCTAATACTTTGGTAAATGTTGGGACCATAGTTTCGTATGCTATTTTTGAGTATACGGCACCACCCGCCGCACTTGTTGGTCCAACTACTAACTGGCTAACTGCTTTTGGAGGTAAATTTATTTTACCTTCCACGATCTACCCTGAGCCAGAAACAGAGTGGGCTGACATTGTTGCTAACCCAATTGCATATAGCTTAGTTATTGAAGGCGGGCCACTGGCTGGCACTTACCCCATTAGCGAAGCACTTCAGTTTGGCCCAACAGCACCTGGGATAGTTGCTCTTTCGGTTGATACTCTAGAATTTGACTTTCCAGATCGATTGATAGGTCTTGAGGGAGCTGAAATGTCTTACTGGGTTGGCAACGGGTGGGCACCTACGGCTGGTACTGCATCTATAGTTTTATCCTAATTATTTAATTAATATAAAGTTCGGGCGAAAAGTTCGGCGGTAAATAAGAGAACAATACAAGCACAAGGTGCTTGACATCCTCTAGTATCCCCTGTATAATTTATATATGAGTCAATTTGCTACAGCTAAGAAAGATACATACATTAACCGAATGAGCAATTCTGACATAGAATATCTTATCCCAGAGGGTAAGTGGCTATTCCACATTACATCCCCAACTCAGGTCAAATACCTACAGCTAGGAGAGATCGCTGTCTGGGATATGACCACTGGTGGGGTCTGCTATGGGTATGCCAAAGATTGGGAAGTATCTAACAACCCGCAGTAGGCTATTTAATCTCGAACAAATCTTTATATAAAAACCAGTTCTTATCAAAAAATACCCAAAGATCTGGCTCATATTCAAATATTTGTCCAGTCGGACAATGCCTAACAACCTGGTCTATAAAGTTAAACCCTATACTATTTTCATATTTTAGTATGCAGTCACTTATAATACTCCAGCCTATAAATAGCTTTTCCTCATCGTCTTTAAAGACCCACCCCTCTAAAAGGGCTCTCTCATCTTTGGCTAAACAGATATCTTTAATAATATTATTACATGTATTCGATTTTTTAGGTGCGGCATGTGTTCCAGTCACTACTCTCTTTTTGCCATCAATATAAAATTCTGGCATACAAAAAAACTCTTTGCTCTCGTCAAATTCAGAGACAACTTCGTTCAACCTTCCACAAGCATGGGTATCCATATCAACATAAACCCCACCATGAAGGTATAGGGCTACATATCTCCAGATATCTGACTGGGTTATTCCATCACAGCTATTGTAAAATTTTAAAAGACTTTTATCGTATTCTTTTATATCTTTTTCTCTGTCTTTTTTGCTCACATACCTATAGTCCCAGTCTTTGTTTAGATTTCTCCAGGTCAAAGAAGCCATCTTGTAATCATAAGGTAGGTCCTCATAGTCCCACTCGTGAGTTTGCCAGATTATCTTGGGGATCATAGTATTATTATACAGGGTGTTAAATAGCTAGTATTAAAAAGAATGGACATAATCCAATCTGTTGTGCTTTTTGATATTACACTGACCATGAGAGGGCCTTACGTTTTCTAGGATATCATGACCGCCTCTTGACAATGGAATGACATGGTCAATATGAAGACCTCTTTCCCATCCAGGCTGACCCACACCTCTGGGGGCATCTAAATCAACCTCATAATTACACAAATGACAGACAGTTCCATAAGTCATTATAACCGTAGATGCAGAGAAGAAGTCTCTTTGGATATCAAATCCTTGCTTGATTAGCTTCTTAAACCTAGTGCCACTTCTAATGTTTCTATTGGTACGGTTATACTTTTTGATACGTTCTTTCTTTTCAGGACGCTTCCTATACTCTATCCAATAGGCTCTCATAGCCTCTACACAGGGTTGACAGAACTCATCTAGATATTTACGCCTATGGTCGTCATGACCAGCTTTAGTTCCACATTTAGGATGCATCTATCAATTGTATCAAACTTTCGGGGTATGTCAAGAGATCTTCTTAATCCCTAGTATAACAATAACCCCTAGTAAGAATACATAAGCTTGCTAGGGGTTTTGCTATGTCCAAATAGCCAAATACCGATATCCCCATATCCCCAATAACCCCATATGCCTGATCTAAATACCCCAAATTTTACACAGAGTTATACACAAGTTATACACATCTGTGGATAATATATCTTACTAATCCTATTTGTATATCTTAGCATGTGGATAAGTTAATTTGTATATGGGTAATTGGCCCCATTTAAGAAGGCGTTCGTAATCAAATTTTTTAGCGGAAGGCCCCCTATACCATACTTTGACCAAATTGTCAAATCCTGATATCCAAATATGTTATCAAATTGTTATAATCTTTGTAGGTTTCCACATATAAAAACATAGGATAATATGCCTATTTTATTAACAAATATCAAATAATGTTTATCTTATTTGTATAAACATATCCACTTTCTGGGAAAATATATCAAGCGATCGTAATGTATTATACTAGGAGGAATGGTGTATGTCTTTTAGATACCCTGCTTTTAAAAGGGCCCAAATATACAATCGCTTTGCGATTTGTCCAGGGTATTTAACAAGACTAGCAAATGTCCTATCTATTTTATACATAGTCTCTGCATCAACCTTAGCTCTATCTGATGTCAAATACTCAGATGAAGT